GAGAAGGCCGAGACCGAGCGTGCCGCTCTCGCCGAGCGCGTCGCGAAGATGGAAGACGAGGCGCTCACCGCGCAGTACGTCGCGAAGGCCGCCGAGTTCCGGACCGTCGAGCAGGACGTCGACGGACTCGCCGCGCTCCTCAAGGACGTCGCGAAGAACTGCTCGATCGAGTCGGCGCAGGCGATCGAGCGCGTGCTCAAGGGTGCGACCGCTCGACTCGACGAGGCGCACCGTCTCATCACCGCCGAGATCGGCACCGCTACCGCTCTCGACGCGACCGACGCCGGTCGGCAGATCGAGACGCTCGCGAAGGCTCGCGCCGAGCAGACCGGCGAGTCGATGCCGGTCGCGACCGCCGCGATCCTCAACGACAACCCGCACCTCTACGAGCAGGCTCGCGCCGAGCGCGCCTGAGAACAGGAGAACCTCCGATGGCGTACGACAACCCCGACGAGTTCATCACGCTCCCGGCGACGACCGGTCTCGTCCAGTACCAGTTCGTGACCGTGAACAGCGCGGGTAAGGCGGCGCGTCCCGCTGCCGGTGCTCGCGTGCTCGGCGTGCTCGTCTCCTCCGGGACGAACGGGTCGACCGAAGACCGGTACGCGACGATCCAACTGACGGGCGTCTCGAAGGCGATCGCGAAGGGCAGCACGCTCGGCGTCGGCGACACGGTCTCCGCGTCGAGCATCGGCTACGCGAAGCCGTCGACCTCGGGCGGGTACGTCATCGGTCTCGTGCTCGAGGGTTCGAGCGGGTCGACCGGTCGCATCATCTCCGTCAGTCTCACTCGGTAACTACATCCGTACGGTCGCTACGGCGACGAGCGGCATAGACCGCCCGACAAGGAAGGACAGGCGCTATGCCGCTCCCCACTCCCGGTGACGTCCACGTCGATACGCTGCTGACCGGCATCTCGGTCGCGTACGCGCAGTCCGCCGACAAGTTCGTCGCCGATCAGGTCTTCCCGCGCGTCCCGGTGGCGCAGCGGTCCGGCAAGTACGCGACGTACTCGAAGGCGGACTTCCTCCGCGACGAGATGGAGTACCGCGGTCCGGGCAGCGCGAGCGCCGGTGGTGGCTTCCGCACGAGCACGGCGACGTACTTCGCCGACGTGTGGGCGTACCACGTCGACGTCGACGACCAGACCGTCGCGAACGCGACCGTCCCGTTCGAGCCGGTGCGCGACGCGACGATGTACGTGACGCAGAAGGAACTCATCAAGCGTGAGGTCGAGTGGTGCTCCCGCTTCTTCACGACGTCGATCTGGACCGGCGGCAAGAAGGACAGCGGCTCGAACGGTGACCTCGTCGCCGGGACCGACTTCGTGAAGTGGAACGACGCCTCGTCGACGCCGATCGAAGACGTTCAGGACCAAGCCGCGGAGATCGAGTCGGCGACCGGCATCCTGCCGAACACGCTCGTCGTGAACCGGCGCGTCGCTATGGCGCTCCGGAACCACCCGGACGTCGTCGACCGGATCAAGTACACGCAGGGTCAGCCGGTCTCCGAAGAGATCCTCGCCCGTCTCCTCGGTATCGAGCGCGTGCTCGTCGCCGCTGGCGTGAAGAATAGCGCGCAGGAGGGTCTCGCGAACTCGAGCGACTTCATCGCCGGGAACAACGCGCTCCTCGTGTACGCCGCGCAGGCTCCGTCGCTGATGACGCCGTCCGGCGGTTACACGTTCGTCTGGTCCGGGTACACCGGGGCGCAGGACGGGCGTCGGATCAAGCGCTTCCGGATGGAGGAGTACGCGTCGGACCGCATCGAGGTCGAGGCGTCGTGGGACCAGAAGTTGGTCGCGGGCGACGTCGGCGCATTCTTCTCCGGCTGCGTGTCCTAGTCCGTCGAGCGCTAGGAGCGCCGTGATGCTGCTTCGTGCCCGTAAGCCGTTCGAGATCGGCGGTCGGGTCGTGAGCGCCGGAGAGGTCGTCGACCTCTCGGCGTGCGACCTGCCGCCGGGTCGAGCGCAGACCCTCGTGAACGCGAGGTACGGCGAGTACGTCGTAGCGACCGATCTCGACTGTGACGCGTGCGCGCGGACGTTCTCGTCGGCGCACGCTCTCAGCGTCCATAAGGGCCGCGCGCATCGCGGCACGACCGAGGAGTAAGCCGATGGGCTTCAACAAGTCGAAGCGTCCCACGCTCTCACCGGGCGACGCGTACATCGTTCAGTCGCTCACGAGCGCGAGCACGGGTACCCGGATCTCGCCGCGTGGTCTCACGATCCTGAAGACGACTGCGACGGGCGACAAGACGTTCGTGCTCGACGTGCCGCGTGCCGGTGACGTGAAGGAGATCGTCGTCGATATCGCATCGACCGCGACCGTCACGGTCCGTCCGGCATCGACGGCGCAGACGTTCTACGGGACGACGAGCGGTACCCTGCTCTTCACGACCGCCGGGTCCGCGGGTCTCCCGAAGCGTGCTCGTCTCGCCGCCGTCTCGTCGACGTCGTGGGCGATCCTGAACGTGAGCACCGCGATTACCGTCGGCGCGTAGTCGCCTGTCTACGAGAGGAGCGCCGTGAGCGCCGCGAAGTCGAAGCATCTCGAGCGGAAGATCGCGATCGTCGGGTACACGGACTCGCGTCACGACGCGCCGTACGGCGATCCGACGTGGGAACTATGGGGCCTGAACAACCTCCACGTTCAGGTTCCGGCGGAGCAGTTCTCGTCGTTCACGCGATGGTACGACCTACACGATCGAGCGACGATCGAGCGCGACGAGCGGCACGTCGAGTGGCTGAAGGCGACGACGCTCCCGGTGTACGTCTGGACGCCGTCCCTCGAGTGGCCGACGTCCGTCGAGTTTCCGCGCACGGAACTCCTCGACCGGTTCGGTCGGTACTTCACGAACTCGATCTCGTGGATGCTCGCGCACGCGATCCTCGAGGGAGCGACGACGATCGCCGTCTACGGCGTCGATATGGCGCAGTCGACGGAGTACTCGGCGCAGCGTCCGTCGTGTGAGTACTTCCTCGGACTCGCGAAGGGTCTCGGGATCGAGATCATCATCGCGGAGACGTCGGACCTTCTCAAGACGGCGGTCCTGTACGGCGAGTCGGATAACGGTCTCCGTGCGAAACTCGAGCAGCGGTCGGCGGAACTCGGCTCCCGGATCGAGCAGATCGCCGCGGAAGTCAACCGGCTCGAGGCGGCACGACTCCAACTCCTCGGAGCGAAGGAGTCGAACGACTACATTCTAGGAGTATGGACGCAGCCCGCCGCTCGGCGGGACGCGGGAGGTCCGCGAGACCCGAACCTCGGAGAAACGCTAGAGGCGTAGGAGAACGCGACGATGGGACTCGGACGACCGACGACTTCGATCCGGAACAAGACGGCGATCACGGGAGCGCTCGAGTTCACGCTCGCGTCGACGGGTGCGACGTCGCAGACGTACAACCTCGGGAACGCGCACCGGTACTTCACGATTCAGGCGGCGGCGCTCGTGAAGGGTGCGGGCGGTCCGACGGCTCTCGCGTATCGACTTCAGGGATCGGTCAACGGTTCGGACTGGCATAACCTGATCGCGGCACAGTCGGCGACGACGAGCAGCGCGACGATGGCGAACACGACCGCCGCGCACGCCGTCGTGTACGTGCGAGTGAACTCGACCGGCAAGACCGGCGGCACCGGCGGTACGTCGACCGTCGCTATCTCCGTCGCGATTCCGGGAGAGTAACGATGGCGAACGCGCTCTACGACAAGGGTCGGGAGGGATTCCTCGACGGGTCGATCGACTACGACACCGATACCGTCAAGGCGATCCTCGTCGACAAGGACAAGTACACGTTCTCGGCGGCCCATCAGTTCCTGACGAGTATCGGCTCGTCCGCGCGTGCGGGTACGGCGACGACGCTGACGTCGAAGACCGTTACGTCCGGGGTGGCCGGTGCTGCTCCGACGACGTTCTCGAGCGTGAGTGCCGGATCGACGGTCGGAGCGGTCGTTCTGTTCAAGGACACCGGCTCGAGCGGTACGTCGCGGCTCATCTGTTACATCGATCAGACGTCGACCGGTGGTGCGTTCTCCGTAATCCCGACGGGCGGGAACATCGTCGTCCAATGGAGCACGGGCGCGAATCGCATCTTCAAGTTGTAGGGCGAGCGCGTGCCGACGCTGCTCGAGCAGTGGTGGACCGTACAGGCCGACCCGGATCTGACGTCGGAGATGCGGGACGCGCTGCTCGAGTCGCTGCGGGTCGCCGCGTATGAGGCGATCGAACTGCCGGTCGGCATCGGCGCGACGACGATCGTCGTGACCGACGTAACGGTCGTCGGCAACGTCGTGGAATGTAACGGAACCGGACGATTCTCGTGGCCGCTGCGTCTCTATTCTCCGCCGATCGGCATTCCCGATCCTGACGGTACGGAGATCGCCCCGAACGGCGATCCGTGGCGAACCGATCCGATCGAGGTCATCGCCCGAGCGATCGAGAGCGCGCTGTGACGACAAGCGTGTTCTACGGCGCAGAGCAGCGGACCGTCGATCTCGCACAGGTAGCGAGCAGCAATGTCGGTACCGTCAGCGTTCAGACTATCTACGACAACCTGACGACGATGCTCGATACCGGCGTGACGCTAGTACAGCAGGTCAATAACTCGGGATCGACAACGAATCCCAACGCGACGTTCGCGAGCACTCCGACGAACGGAAACGCGATGATCGCGCTCGTCGTGCGCGGCGCAGACAACGTCGCGTCAACAAACGGATCGTGGACGCTGCTCACCTCTGCCGGAGTCACCGCGCTGCGACGACTAGAGGTGTGGTGGCGACGAGCCGGTGCGTCGGAACCGACGCTGCATACGTGGACGAACGGCACCGCAGCGCTATGGGAAGTGACGCTGATCGAGTTCGGCGGATGGGCCGCGTACGCCGACCCTGAACTGATTACAGCGGCGGCGAACTTCACGACGGCTACGACCGCGTCGTTCGTCAACACCGGAATCCTTGAGTCGGTATGCGCGGTCGTGACGTCGGGCGGATCCGCTGGCACGTTTACGAATACCGGCACGAACACGGAGTCTGTGACCAACCTGCCGTTCTTTACGACGACTCGGTTTCGCGCGATGAGCGTGGACGGGTACACGAACCGTCCGATCGACCAGACGAATCAGATTACGTACACGACCTCGCGTCCGCGTACACAGGCGCAGGTCGGATGGCGTAACGGATACGACGGTGCGCAGGCTGGCGGCATATTTGACTCGGTGATCGGTAACGACGCAAGCACGGCGGCTGTGTTCGCCGGGCAGGTCGCGCAGCGATACGACACGAGCACGATCCCGGATCTCGATACGGTGACGAGTGCGACGCTGACGCTGCTCGCCGACAACAATCCGCTGGCGTACCCGAACAACACGTCGGTGAATGTGTACTCGCTGAATGCCGCGGCGATCGCGGCCGATAACTCGAATACGCGCACGGTATGGAAGAAGCCCACGGAGATTCAGGCGCTGACGCGCGTCGCGACGCGCGCGGCGGGCAGCGCATGGACCGGATCGACTGCGTACACGTGGACTTCGGACAGCACGTTCCCGGCCGCGATCAACAAGACGGGCAATACGACGCTGCTGATTGCGACGAACGATCAGCAGACCGGCACGCTACGAGCGACACGCGAGTGCATGAACATTACGGCGACGCCGGGCGATCACTACCTGACGGTCGTCCACGATCTCCTCATCGCGCGCGCAGGCGGACTAGCGAGCGCCGAGGTCGTAGCCGGTGTGACGCGACTCGTCAACCTGCTCGTGCGCGTCGGCGGCAAGACAAGCGACGAGGCGTTCGGCGGCATCGGTCGGTTCGATCTCGTCGCGCCGATCGGATCCATCACGACCGGCGAGCAGTTCGGCGGCGCAGCGCTCGCCACGCTCATCGCTCGAGCCGGAGGTATCCCGAGCGGCGAACTTGTCGCAGGTATCTCCTCAATCTCGACGCTCGGATTCCAGAACCTCTATCCGGGCAGCATCTCGAGCGGCGAGGCGTTCGGATCATTCACTATCTACAAGGTCGGCGGATCCGTCGTCGCCGCGCATACCGTCACCGGGATCGTCGTCGCTACCGCGCCGACCGTGACCGGTCTCGTCGCCGCCGTCGAGTCCCTAACCGGCGCAGTCGCGTCGACGCATCTCGTCCAGCCGTAGGAGTAACATCGACCTATGTCATTCTCGACCAGCCTTACGGCGTACAACGTCGGCGACACGGTCCGTCTCACGTTCACCGTGACGACGACGACCGGCGGCGCAGTCGATACGTCGCCGCGTCTCCTCGTCGGTATTCCGTCGAGCACGATCGGTACCGTCTACGCGACGTCGACGCTCGCGCATCCGGCGACCGGATCGTGGCGGAAGGATCTCCGAGTGACCGAAGCCGGACGATGGACGTACCGATGGGAGTCGACGGGCGCAGTCGTACAGGTCGACGAGGGAGCGTTCGCCGCATACGCTGAGAAGGTGACGACGTGACCGCGCAGACGTGGACGTACTCCGGAGATCCGCAGTCATCGGATCTCGACAAGGTCCGATTCCTCATCGGCGATACCGATCAGTCCGACCGTCTTCTCGGCGACGAGGAGATCCTGTTCCTCCTCTCCGAGCGATCCGGCGTATACGCGGCGTCGTCGATCGCGTGCCTCACGCTCGCAGCACGATTCTCTCGCGAAGTTACGAAGCAGGTCGGCGACCTGAAGATCAGCGCCGAGCAGCGCGCGCAGCACTATCGAGACCTCCACGAGCACTACGCGTCGCAGGCCGGAGAGTCCGGCGGAATGTCGCCGTACGTTCTCTCCGCTCCGTACGCGGGCGGTATCTCGATCGCGGATCGCAACGCACAGATCGACGATACGGATCGCGTTCAGCCGTCGTTCGAGATCGGCTCGATGGACGATCCGGGTAGCGATCGCGAGTCGCCGTGGTACGGCTTGCGATGACGATCGACCGCGCGCTGATCGAGATGATGACCGATACCGTCTCGTGGTCGACGACGACGACGCTAAGTCAGTACGGCGTACCGACGTACGGGACGGCGCACGCTATGCGCGCTCGTATCGTCGAGAAGTCGGGCGAGGTACGCGATCGGACCGGGCAGGTTCGGGAGATCCGCGGCGTCATCTGGTGCGTCGAGAACTCGACGCAGGCGACGGGTCAGACGTTTACGCCGACTGCCGACGATAAGGTCGTGCTCCCGGACGGGACGTCGCCGCCGATCATCACGGTCGAGTCCTACCCGGATGCGGACGGCGTAACGCATCATCATAAGGCGACGTTCGGATACTGATATGGCGAGCGACGTCGACGGCGCGAACGAACTGATCCGAGTTCTCGAGCGTGCTCCGAGCCGTGCTCGCGGAGCGCTCGGTATCGCGCTCTACGCGGAAGCACAACGGGTAATGAAGGCGTCGAAGATGATCGTCCCGGTCGATACCGGCGTGCTTCGTCGGTCTGCGACTGTGAAGAAGCCGGTTCTCGTCGGGAATCGGCTGATCTCCGTGACTCTCGGATACGGCGGTGCGGCGCAGGCGTACGCCGTGATTCAGCACGAGGATCTCTCCCTATCGCATCCGCCGAAGGTGCGTCGTCGTAAGTACACGAGTACCGGGAAACGCAAGCGAACGCCGCGCGCGGGTCAGGCGAAGTACCTCGAGCGTCCGATCCTCGAGACTGCGCCGATGATCTACGGGACGCTGGCGCGATCCTGCGACCGAATGTTCCGATCGGCAGGTCTCTAATGGGATACTCGACTGCGTTCCGCGACTGGCGATGCGCCTGCGGACGTCTGCTCTTCCGAGTCGGACCGCGAGCGTCGGGTCAGATCGAGGCGAAGTGTTCCCGATGTAAGTCGTCGCAGGTCGTCACGCTCGGATCGACGAGAACGATCGGAGTATCGACGTGGGTATGATCGAGGAGATCGGGACGTATCTCGCCGGGTCGACGGCTATCGGGACGCTCGGTACCGACGTGTTCCTGAACGCGCTCCCGGAGTCGACGCGAGTCGTCGTCGGCGTGATCGAGGCGGCAGGCGACGTACCGGAGTACGCGTTCGGATCCGTTCCGCCGGTTCACTCGCGCGCATCGATCGACGTACTCGTACGCTCGACGGTCGGTCCGGCAGGATTCTCGGTACCGACGAACGCACGCGTGAAGATTCAGCGCGTCTGGAATCGGCTCTCCGAAGTAACGAACGCGTCGCTATCCGGGTCGACGTACCTGCGGATCGAGCCGGACTCCGAGCCGTATCTCATCGAGCGAGACGATAAGGGTCGCGTCGTGTTCGGCTGTTCGTTCACGGTGCTTCGACGCGGGACGACGTCGGTCTGATGCTCCGTCGCCGTAAGCGTCCGACGACGATTACGCCGACGACGTCGGTCGTAGCGACGACCGGGTCGACGATCACGCCGACGACGACTCCGGTCCC